GGGTCAGGCCGCGCACAGACCGTGCGTATGGTCATCATGGTAAGCGATATCGAGTCAGTCGAGCTGACGATTGATACCTCAACGGTGATGGCAACGCAGGACTATGTCGACGATAAGCTCGCTGAGCATGAGCAGTCCCGCCGTCATCCTGACGCCACGCTCACTGAAAAGGGTTTCACGCAGCTCAGCAGTGCGACCGACAGCGCGTCTGAGGCGCTCGCAGCAACGCCGAAAGCGGTTAAGGCGGCGTATGACCTTGCTAATGGTAAATATACGGCTCAGGACGCAACCACGGCGCAAAAGGGTATCGTCCAGCTCAGCAGTGCAACCGACAGCGCGTCTGAGGCGCTCGCAGCAACGCCGAAAGCGGTTAAGGCGGCGTATGACCTTGCTAATGGTAAATATACGGCTCAGGACGCAACCACGGCGCAAAAGGGTATCGTCCAGCTCAGCAGTGCAACCGACAGTACGTCTGAGACGCTCGCAGCGACCCCGAAAGCGGTGAAAATCGCAATGGAGAATGCCAGCGCGCGACTCGCAAAAGAAAGGAACGGCGCTGATATTCCTGATAAGCCTCTGTTTGTTAAGAATATTGGGCTGGGAAATGTGCTTTTCAAAGGTGACGGACGGTTCCTTGCGGGAACGTTTGTCAGTGACGCAATTGACCGAACATCAATCGGCGCACGCGCCGCTACAGGCTGTCAGTTTATGCGTGCACATCAGGCTCCTGATGCACCAGATCAGGTAAGTTACTGGCAAATTATCACTCTTACTGAGGTCGTGAGTCCCACGTCCGTGGTGGATGTGCTGGCCATCAGTGGCAATAACGTATTGTTTGGTCATGGCACCGGTGCGGGTATTACCTCATGGCGTAATGTGGCGATGCTGGAAGGTGCTGCCTTTACAGGGGATATTTCCGCTTCCAATGTACGCAGCAGCACTTCTGTCACAGTTGGGGATGGCACAGGAGGACTGACTAAAGGTGGCGCTGATGGGGCTGGGTTTGACGGTAACAACCTGAATATCAAGTCCTGGAATGGTATTGGCTTTCAGTGCTCTTCAGATGACGTTATCCGGGCTTATATCAGCACAAAACTAGGGATTATCGCGGCCAGTGAATCTGTGTATGCAGGTAGCGCTAATCTGTATAAAAACGGTGATGTCTATGGTGACAAATGGAGCACCGGAAATGGTCCTAACTGGCTGAGTTTGTTCCTGGAACATCATGATTCACAAATCAGAAATGATCTGACGACATGGACATCAAATAATTTTCCGACAAAATCTGATGTTTCAGGCGCTCTTTCATTAAAACCAGGGCGTCAGTACATCACTCAGATCGGTGTTTATCAGAATGACAAAACAAAGCCATTTATGCTTCATGATGATAACAGTGGAATATTCCTGGCACCTATGTCCTCAGCAGGATTAGGTGCGAATGGATGGCATAAAGATTCCTCCACCGGGGTGATTACACAGTGGGGTTCTGGCAATGTCCCCGGAAGTCAACAGCAACGAGTTAACTTCCCAATGACATTTCCCAATACCTGTACGACTGTTATTGCCAGTGACACAGGAGCTGGCTCAATAGCCCTATCAACTATGTCAAAGGATAATGGCGGTTTTACTGTTAGGGGTGCTTCGTCAACTTTTGGCTTCAACTGGTTTGCAATGGGATACTGACATGTCACAAGAAAGCAGAAGTAACATGTATATTTACGATGCCAAAACAAATGGCTTTTATGCGGTCTTGCTTAAAGAAAGCTATGAGTTGGCAGGGACATGGCCAAAGGCTGGAGTAGAAGTTACTGAAGAAGAGCACAAGGCTCTGATGGATGGCCAGTCAACAGGAAAAGTAGTTTCAGCCGATAGTGAAGGTAAGCCGGTTCTTACTGATATAGAGATTGATTATGTTGCTTTAGCAACAGCAGAACGCGACAGGCGCTCGGCTGCTGTCACGGCAAAAATCAATCAGCTTATGGAAGCTCAGGATGATAACGATATTACGGCGACAGAACTGCTGGAACTTTCAGCACTGCGAGAATATCGAACTAAACTAAGACGAATGGATTTAACTGCTGCGCCGGATATTAACTGGCCTGAACCTCCCGAAGATTAATCCCGTCCCCGCAACTGCGGGGATTTTTTTACCCCTTCCATTGTGCCATTCCCCATACATAGCCCGGCGCGTGCGCAGCGTGCATATCAACCAGAACATAGGCACACCCCCTGTAAACCGGAGAGACTGCCATATGGCTCAGGATTACCACCACGGGGTGCGCGTTGTTGAAATCAACGAGGGCACCCGACCTATCACCACGGTGAGCACCGCCATCGTGGGCATGGTCTGCACCGGCGATGATGCTGATGCGTCCATGTTTCCCCTCAATAAGCCGGTTCTGCTGACCGATGTGCTGACCGCCAGCGGTAAAGCGGGTGAGTCCGGCACGCTGGCCCGTTCGCTGGATGCGATTGCAGACCAGGCTAAACCCGTAACCGTCGTTGTGCGCGTGGCGCAGGGCGAAACCGAAGCGGAAACCACCTCCAACATTATCGGCGGCGTGACCGCTGATGGTAAAAAAACGGGCATGAAAGCGCTGCTTTCGGCGCAGTCGCAGCTGGGCGTCAAGCCGCGAATCCTCGGCGTGCCGGGACACGACACGCAGGCGGTTGCTACTGAACTGTTGAGCGTGGCGCAGAGTCTGCGCGGGTTTGCCTACCTGTCAGCCTACGGCTGCAAAACGGTGGAAGAAGCGATTGCCTACCGCGCTAATTTCAGCCAGCGCGAGGGGATGCTGATTTGGCCTGACTTCATCAACTTTGACACCGTGCTGAATGCAGATGCGACGGCTTACGCCTCCGCCCGTGCGCTCGGCCTGCGTGCCAAAATTGACGAGCAGACCGGCTGGCACAAAACCCTGTCCAACGTGGGCGTGAATGGTGTCACCGGCATTTCCGCTGATGTGTTCTGGGATCTGCAGGACCCGGCAACCGATGCGGGACTGTTGAACCAGAACGACGTCACCACGCTTATCCGCAAAGACGGCTTCCGCTTCTGGGGTTCCCGCTGCCTCAGTGACGATCCGCTGTTTGCCTTTGAGAACTACACCCGCACGGCGCAGGTGCTGGCTGACACCATCGCAGAAGCGCACATGTGGGCGGTGGATGGCGTGCTTAACCCATCGCTGGCCCGTGACATTATCGAAGGTATCCGCGCCAAGCTGCGCAGCCTGAAAGCGCAGGGTTACATCATCGGCGCAGACTGCTGGCTGGATGAGTCGGTGAACGATAAAGACTCCCTGAAAGCCGGGAAGCTCACTATCGACTACGACTACACGCCGGTGCCGCCGCTTGAAAACCTGATGCTGCGCCAGCGCATCACCGATCAGTACCTGCTGGATTTCTCCAGCCAGGTCAGCGCGTAAGGGGACACCATGGCTTTACCACGTAAGTTAAAACACCTGAACCTGTTCAACGACGGGAACAACTGGCAGGGGATCGTTGAGTCTCTGACCCTGCCGAAATTCACCCGCAAGTTTGAGAAGTATCGCGGCGGCGGTATGCCGGGCGCGGTGGACGTGGATATGGGGCTGGATGACGGCGCACTGGACACGGAATTTTCAATCGGTGGCACTGAACTGCTGTTATTCAAGCAGATGGGCAAGGCCACCGTTGACGGCATCCAGCTGCGTTTCACCGGCTCCATTCAGCGTGACGATACCGGGGAAGTGCAGGCCGTTGAGCTGGTTGTGCGCGGGCGCCATAAAGAAGTGGATTCCGGCGAGTGGAAAACCGGCGAGAGCAGCAGCACCAAAGTCAGCAGCACCAACAGCTACGCGAAGCTGACCATTAACGGTGAGGTGCTCTATGAGGTCGATCTGGTCAACATGGTTGAAATCGTTGACGGCGTGGACCTGATGGAAGAACACCGTAACGCCCTCGGCCTCTGATTAACCTTAACGGCGCGGGAAGCCGCGCCAGTATTTCATTAACAGGAAACGAACATGAGCGACAAGCTGACTGAAAAGACCGTAAAACTAGATACCACCATCATGCGCGGTAAAACTGAAATTACCGAAATTGTGCTGCGTAAGCCGCAGTCCGGCGCACTGCGTGGCACCCGTCTGCAGGCCATTATGGATATGGACGTGGGCGCGATGATGACTGTGATCCCGCGAATCTCCACCCCGACACTGACCGCGCAGGAAATGGCAGAACTGGACCCCGCCGATCTCACCGCGTTGTCGGTAGAGGTGGTTACTTTTTTGTTGAAGAAGTCGGTGCTTGCCGGTTTACCGACAGCCTGACGGTTGATGATTTGGTGGCAGATATTGCCACCATCTTTCACTGGTCGCCGTCCATCACTGACGTTATGCCGCTGACTGATGTGCTGGAGTGGCGGCACAAAGCGATTCAGAGAAGCGGGGCCAGCGATGAGTGACAATAACCTGCGTCTGCAGGTGATTCTGAATGCGGTTGATAAAATCACCCGTCCATTTCGAACCGCGCAGACCAGCTCAAAAGAGCTGGCTGCCGCTATCCAGCAAAGCCGTACCCGGCTGAAAGAATTAGATACTCAGGCGGGTAAGATAGACGGTTTCCGCAAAGCCAGTGCGCAACTGGCTGTCACGGGCAACAGCCTGAAAGCCGCACGTGAAGAAGCGGCAAAACTCGCCACGCAATTTTCCGCAACTAACCGACCGACGGCGGCTCAGGCCAGACTGCTTGAGCAGGCAAAAAGCCGAGTCACTGAGCTTCAGAGTAAATATAACGGCCTTCGTCAGTCCGTACAGCGTCAGCGTCTGGCGCTGAATGAAGCCGGGCTGGACACAAAGAAACTCAGCAGTGCGCAGCGGGAACTGCGACAGAATGCTGATGAAACAAGACAGGCGCTGGACCGTCAGCAGAAATCGCTGAAACGCCTGGGGGAACAGCAGGCGAGAATGAATGCTGCCCGTGATCAATATTCCAGAAGTCTGGAAGTGCGGGATCGCATTGCCGGGGCAGGCGCGAGCACTACCGCCGCCGGGGTGGCAATGGGGGCGCCTGTGGTGGCTGCAGTTAAAAGCTATTCAAGCATTGAAGATGCCATGAAAGGTGTGGCAAAGCAGATGAATGGCCTGCGTGATGATAACGGCAACCGTACCAGGCATTATTATGACATGCAGGATGCCATTAAGGCTGCCAGCGAAGATTTGCCGATGGAAAACGGTGCCATTGATTATGCCGCGCTGGTTGAGGGAGGCGCACGCATGGGCGTGACCAACCAGGACGATCCTTACGAAGACCAGAAGCGTGACCTGCTGGCTTTTGCTTCCACGGCGGCAAAAGCCGCAACGGCTTTTGAGCTGCCCGCCGATGAACTGGCGGAGGGGCTGGGGAAAATTGCACAGTTGTATAAAGTGCCAACCCGCAATATTGAACAACTGGGCGATGCACTAAACTACCTTGACGATAACGCTATGTCAAAGGGCGGGGATATCATCGACGTGCTGCAGCGTATGGGCGGCGTGGCTGATCGCCTGGACTATCGCAAGGCGGCAGCACTTGGTTCCACGTTCCTGTCTCTCGGTGCCGCACCGGAAATAGCCGCCAGTGCCTCTAATGCTATGGTGCGTGAACTGTCCATTGCGACAATGCAGAGTAAACGCTTCTTTGAGGGCATGGATCTGCTGAAACTTAATCCTGCAGAGATTGAAAAGCAGATGACCACCGATGCCATGGGCACCATTCAGCGCGTTCTGGAGAAGGTCAACAATCTGCCGCAGGATAAGCGCCTGTCAGCCATGACGATGATTTTTGGCAAAGAGTTTGGGGATGATGCGGCAAAGCTGGCTAACAACCTGCCGGAGCTGCAGCGACAGCTGAAACTCACATCAGGCAGTAACGCAAACGGCTCCATGCAGAAAGAATCAGATATCAATAAAGATTCTTTGTCTGCTCAGTGGTTGCTGGTTAAGACGGGCGCACAGAACACATTCAGCAGTCTGGGGGAAACGCTGCGTGAGCCTCTGATGGCGATCATGGGAACGGTAAAGCAGGTCACGGGAATATTCCGCCGCTGGGTTGAGGAAAACCCGAAGCTGGCAGGTGGGTTGCTGAAAGTGGTTGCAGCTATTGCGGCAGTTGCGGCGGCGATGGGAACAATGATGCTGGCAGTGTCCGCAATACTTGGCCCACTTGCACTGATGCGCCTGCAATTCTCTGTTCTTGGCATCAAAGGTGGAAGTGCCTTTGGCCTGATCAGCAAGGCCATCGGTGGTGTCGGTAAGGGGATTATGTGGCTGGGCCGTCTGATGTTCGCAAACCCCATACTGGCGGTGATTGGCCTGATTGCGATGGGGGCTGTCTACATCTGGCAGAACTGGGACACGCTGGGACCGAAGTTTAAAGCTATGTGGGATGCAGTTTGCGCTGCCACGGCTGCAGCGTGGGAATGGATTAAACAGGCTGTCAGCAATGCCTGGGAAGGTATCAAATTTCTGTTCTTCAACTACACCCTGCCGGGGTTGATTGCCAAAAACTGGGACGCCATCAGAGCCGGAGTTTCTGACGCATGGGCCAGTATCAGGCAGGCCATCAGTGATAAATGGGCTGCCATTCTGGCAGACGTTGCCGCGCTTCCGGAAAAATTTCAGGACATGGGCAGCGCTATCATTGACGGTATTCTGAACGGGATTAATGCCAGATGGGAGGCGCTTAAAAGCAAACTGTCATCTGTCACTGAATACCTGCCAGACTGGATGACCGGTAATAATGCGTCGGGTAAAACGCAGGTGCAGGTAGTGGGTGGCGCTGCGTCAGTTCCTTTTTCGGGGATGTATGACAGTGGCGGCACCATCCCGCGCGGTCAGTTTGGCATCGTTGGGGAGAATGGGCCGGAAATTGTAAACGGCCCGGCAAATATAACCAGCAGGCGACGCACTGCTGCACTGGCGTCCATGGTTGCCGGAGTTATGGGGGTGGCTGCAGCACCTGCAGAAGCGGCACCGCTTCATCCGTTCAGCCTTCCGGCCCGTGCATATCAGACGCAGTCTGTTAAGACCGACAGCCAGCCATATGTTATCCGTTATGAAATCAACGCACCCATTCATATCGTTGCCCAGCCGGGACAGAGTGCACAGGATATTGCCCGCGAAGTAGCGCGGCAGCTCGATGAGCGTGAACGCAGGGCCAGAGCAAAAGCGCGTAGTAATTTCAGTGATCAAGGGGGATATGATTCATGATGATGGTGCTGGGGCTGTATGTCTTTATGTTGCACACCGTGCCGTATCAGGAGCTGCAGTATCAGCGCAGCTGGCGACACGCTGCGAACAACCGGGTGAACCGTCGTCCGTCAACGCAGTTCCTTGGGCCGGATAATGACTCGCTGAAATTATCTGGCGTACTGCTGCCGGAAATCACCGGCGGCAGGCTGTCATTGCTGGCGCTGGAGTTGATGGCGGAGCAGGGCAAAGCCTGGCCTCTGATTGAAGGCAGTGGAACCATTTACGGTATGTTTGTGATTGAAAGTCTGAGCCAGACCAAAACGGAGTTTTTTGCAAGCGGCATGCCCCGACGCATTGAGTTTACGATTACCCTCAAACGGGTTGATGAGTCGCTGTCTGACTTGTTCGGGAGCCTGAGTGACCAGCTCAGCAACCTGCAGGATTCTGCAGCCTCTGCAATTGGGGGAATTAAAAACACAGTTGGAGGGTTGCTGCAGTGAATTTTAATTCTGATCTCCTGAACCTTAACAGCAAAAGCCCGGCTTTCAGTATTACCATTGAAGGTAAGGACGTGACAACCGCGCTGGATGCGCGCCTGATGAGTCTGACGCTGACCGATAACCGGGGTTTTGAGGCTGACCAGCTTGATCTGGATCTGGACGATGCCGACGGGCAGATCGTTCTGCCGCGACGTGGTGCCGTTATTCATCTGGCGCTGGGGTGGAAGGGCCAGCCGCTTTTCCCAAAAGGGGCCTTTACCGTGGATGAGATTGAGCACAGCGGTGCTCCTGATCGTCTGACTATCCGTGCCCGTAGCGCTGATTTCCGTGAAACCCTCAATACCCGGCGCGAAAAGTCATGGCACAAGACAACCGTTGGCGATGTGCTAAAGGAAATCGCCGCCCGGCATAACCTCAAAATGGCGCTGGGTAAAGACCTGACGGACAAAGCGCTGGATCACATGGACCAGACAAATGAAAGTGATGCCAGTTTCCTGATGAAGCTGGCACGCCAGTATGGGGCGATTGCTTCCGTTAAGGACGGGAATCTGCTTTTTATCCGGCAGGGGCAGGGAAGGACGGCGAGCGGTAAGCCGCTGCCGGTAATCACCATTGAACGTAAAGCCGGTGATGGTCATCGTTTTACCCTGGCTGATCGTGGCGCGTATACGGGCGTTATTGCCAGTTGGCTGCATACCCGTGAACCGAAGAAGAAAGAAACAACGCAGGTAAAGCGACGTCGCAAGAAAGTCGCCACCCCTAAAGAGCCGGAAGCTAAACAGGGCGATTATCTGGTGGGAACGGATGAAAACGTTCTGGTTCTTAATCGTACCTACGCTAACCGGAGCAATGCAGAACGCGCAGCAAAAATGCAGTGGGAACGTCTACAGCGTGGTGTTGCGTCATTCTCCCTGCAGCTCGCTGAGGGTAGAGCTGATCTCTATACAGAAATGCCGGTGAAGGTGAGCGGCTTTAAGCAGATTATTGATGATGCTGAATGGACCATTACTACTCTGACGCATACGATCAGCCCGGATAATGGATTTACTACCAGTCTGGAGCTTGAAGTAAAAATAGATGATTTAGAAATGGAATGATTTTGTTCACAAAATGGATGTTTGATGTATTATTATGTGATTGTAAGGAATCGGTGGGGGAAGACGGATATGATGAATTGTCCGAAATGCGGACATGCTGCACATACTCGTAGTAGCTTTCGGGTGTCTGATAACACTAAAGAACGCTATTGCCAGTGCCAAAATATTAATTGTGGCACCACTTTTGTCACCCATGAAACCGTCGTGCGCTACATTGTTACACCCGGACTTGTCGATCATGCTCCACCACACCCATTAAATAGTGGTCAGGGACACATGAATTTCTAACAAATTAACCCGCTTCGGCGGGTTTTTTGTTGATGGTAGCTGAAATCCTGCTGCCATTTTGCTGCCAATGGATAATCAGACAACAAAAAAGCCACTCTTTCGAGTGGCTTAACTATATGATTTTAAAGCTAAAATTTGGTGGCCCCTGCTGGACTTGAACCAGCGACCAAGCGATTATGAGTCGCCTGCTCTAACCACTGAGCTAAGGGGCCGTGGCGGTGGATTATAATGTAACTTTACGCTGTAATCCAGCCGTAACCGTGCGGGTGCTGTTTTTATAAACAATGTGTTTTCAACCCGTTATACTTAAAGTACGTTGTATTGCTCAGGAGTAATAATGGTTAAGGACATACTGGCGCCAGGGCTACGGGTGGTTTTTTGCGGCATCAATCCGGGACTCTCCTCGGCGAATACCGGCTTTCCGTTTGCGCATCCCGCGAATCGTTTTTGGAAAGTTATTCATTTGGCCGGTTTTACCGATCGACAGTTGAAACCGGAAGAGGCGGAAAAATTACTGGATTTTCGCTGCGGGGTAACGAAACTCGTCGATCGACCGACGGTACAAGCGACTGAGGTGAAGTTGCATGAATTACGTAGCGGCGGACGCAACCTGATTGAAAAAATAGAGGACTACCAGCCCGCAGCGCTGGCGGTGCTTGGTAAACAGGCTTTTGAACAGGGATTCAGCCAGCGCGGCACACAGTGGGGAAAACAAACGCACACCATTGGCGCGACGCAAATTTGGGTGTTGCCAAATCCGAGTGGTTTGAGTCGCGTTTCACTTGAGAAGCTGGTGGAAGCATATCACGAGCTGGACCAGGCGCTGGTGATGCGGGGCTTGTGA